GCTGGAGGTTAGACGTTGTCCTTTCCGTACTGTTTTTTTTTTTTTTTTTTAAATACTACTAAAGACCAGTGAAACAAACGGAGGGGTGTGGAGACTCATTCCTAAGAACGTCTACGATACCGGTTTCAGAGTCGCTTACTTTAAGTCCAGGGAGCAAAAGCTTTGGAGAGCGTTATTCTTAATCCAGCGAGGCAGTTCAAAATCTGCTCCATCCTCATCTCTGTGTACTGGAGCATCCCTTGAATTCCTTCCGGGTTTCTGCTTTAAATAGGGTTTTACTAGTTTTCCTTCTATATCGGGTTGTTTTCCGGCTTTTCCTTGCACGGGTTCGTCATGTTCAAATTCGGGCGGGACTTTTGACTAATGGTCCGGGCCTAGGTTATTGTTGTCCTTTGATTAGGATGTCTTAAACCAGTCGTTAACCGACAGGCTGGTTTAAATGAAGTTTCCGTTTATCAATACTTCCAACGGGTGTCTACATACGGACACCAACGTAGATCTGAGAATTCACCCTCGTGCTCTCATAAACACGCACTCTGTCATTTCAGTAGGTAGTAGTTGTGAACTACATTTCATTGAAAACCTACATTTCGTCTGCTCAGACGATGGTCCAGCGCACTGAGGTTGCAGCCTCAAGATCATTTCCAGCGCCGGTTAAAGTCAACACTTGTGTGAATGCATCAGTGCCATTCGCACTAACAAAAACACTTCCAGACACAGTAACAGCCTCTGTAGTTCCTAAAGCAACCCCACTTATAAAACGTGGAACTGTTAAACCACTGGTAAAAACAGTAGCTGCATTCTTTTGGAAATCAGAAATCCCGGAAAAAGCTTCCGAGGTGAAGTCCTTAAAAGAACATGTATAATCCACTAGGTAATTTCCTATGGGTGGAACAAACGAACCAGCAGTATTTACAATATTCAAACCATTTGCTGTTGCCGTTCCATTTGCAGCAGTTGTTGCCACACCAGTAGCTGGTGTATCGGGCACAGTTGACTGAAACCATGAAACTTGATTATTTGTTGGGGGTGTTGTTGACGTTTCTAAGACAGGATTGGAAAGCATAACTTTCCCAGTAACCCTGAATTCACCAATTTGGGATGTTGCGCTTTGGCCAACATTCCAGAAAAACACTTGTGCACAATCATATAGATGTGCATCAGAACCGCCAGGCAAGAAGCCATTAGGGCGTACAAAGTGTTTCTGTTTTGTAGATGCTTCCATAAACTTCTTTGACAATTGAAGTTTAGTCATTCTTGCAGTTTCTACAATTGGGGAGTGGGTGAACACTTCCGCTATTTGTTGTGAACTTGGAGGTGCTTGTAAAGCATCATCTGAAGCTGAGATTCCAACAAAACCTTGGGAGCCAACAGTAGCGAAAACACTAGCTGAGGGGTTGTAATGAAAACACAACTCCAAAAACTCATACCTTTCGTAATTCTGCGCAGTTCGCGTAAGAAAAGGAAAAAGCAAGGGATTACCTGGATTGACCGCAAAAGTTTTAACACCCGCAGTGAATGCTCCAGAGTTTCCGCTAACCAAGGTGATCTGTTCATCAATTGGGATGACAAATGATCTTTGATTATTTGACACAGGAAGGTTGCGTGTTCGCATTCCTTTCTGACCACGATTGGCACGCTTCTTAGGGCGTTTCACAACCACAATTCGTGGATTTACACTTCTTCCAGTAATTTTTCCCTTTTTGGGCACACGACGCTGGTTCCCTCGTCGTTTTCTTTGTTGTTGTTTCTGTTGAACAATAATAGAAGCCATACTTTTGGCTTTATCAAGCTTTATATATCTTTCTTTCGTTTCTTGATAACTTTGAGCTTTAAGGTACAAAACCTGTTTTTCCCCCGTGAATAATGTGTAATAAAATTCATCTGTTTGTATTTGGCATTTAGCCATAATCCAACGGGCATCATCCTTTAAGAGATGATCATATGTTTGCATCAAAAAATCTATTAATCCACGACAAAACTTGCGAAATGGCAAGTCAGTCCATCCAACTTGTAATAAACAAGTAACTCTCATAAGTGTGGTTTCTGGAGTTATGTGTGCTTGTGGAGCATACAACAGGGATTGCATTAGTTTATTCCTATCATACAGGGGCACTGCAAACTTGCCCAAGAAAACTGTATGTGCCGAGAGAAAATCCAAATCCTCTGGCAAGCGAGCATCAAGTGAATCAGTGGTGGTTGTTATTCCAACCGTTTTCCACACATCAATCACTGTTCTTCCGTTATAAAAAGGATGAGCCTCATCTGAAACTGTCCAAGTATTGTCATCGCCTAGGAGTGCTTTACTGGTATTTAATTCAAAGCTTTCATAACTTCTAAATTCTTCTGGTGCTTTCTTTAACCAGGCATAAGCCATAAGCCAGTATAAAATAAGTGTGTTATCAGTAACAGTATTAACAGAACCAGATGGATTCCCTAATTTCTTC